CTACTTTTGCGCTGAATCTGCCTCCTGCTGACGCGCCGCAATATCCTTCATCATATCGACTGCCTCTCCTCCCGCTGATACGGAAGTTTCGGAAGAAATATTTTCTTGTGCTGTTACAGTAGGTTGAGTTTGATTTTCTGTTGTTTCGGCCGATTCACCGTCTTTTTGCCCCGGTATCAGCAGCACCGGCTTTTCGACATCATTAACAGCTTTTGTTTCAACCGCGCCCGTGACCTCTCCGGCACCGGCAGAACTCCGCTGCTCCGCCGCACCAGCAGCCTGTCCGCCGGAAGAAGCTTTGTCAGCCCCCTCAGCCCGATTTTCAGCTGCCCCCGCTGCCTCTCCGGCACCGGCAGAACTCCGCTGCTCCGTCGCACCTGCGATTTCTCCGGCAGAACTCCGCTGCTCCGCCGCACCTGCAGTCTCTCCGCCGGAAATAGCTTTGTCAGCACCCGCAGCCTGATTTTCAACTGCCCCCGCTGCCTCTCCGGCACCGGCAGAACTCCGCGACACCTCCGCACCAGCAGCCTCTCCGTTGGAAGAAGCTTTGGCGCCGCTGTCTGCCGGAACGGCATTTCCTCCCGCCGTTTCTTCTACGGCAACAACGCCTTTCTCACTGTCATAAATTTCTATCTTTCCTTCCTCAAAAACAATCGTTTCGGAGCGGGAGGCCGGCTTTGCCGCCGTTTCCGGCTGACTGATTTTTGCCAACGCCGATTCCGGTTTGCTTACGGCATCAACTTTTTCTTTTGTTTCCTGCATAAAGTCCAAAAATTCGGTCAATGCCTCGCCGGAAATTTCCGCCTGCTCCGCCCCCTGAACTGCCTGGCTGCCGCCGGAAACATTCTGTCCGTTCTCCGCTCTTGCTGCAATTTCTTCTGCCGCCGGAGCCGATAAAACCGAAACCGGAGCCCTCGCCTCCATTGCAGCTGTTTCCGTTCCGATTGTCGTTACTTTCGAGCCGGTTGTCTCCGCACTGCTTACCGTTGTTTCGGCTGCGGAAATTCCAGCCTTTTTATCGGCTTCGGCCGCTGCAGGCTGTACTGTTTCGCGGCGACTTTCCGCAGCCCGGCTGGCTTTTCCTCTCTCAAAAACGACTGCCGCCGTCGCCAAAGGAGCAGTTTCTCTGCGGTATTCCGCCGCCGCTCCGCCCAAAAGCGTCAAAAACAATACAAACGCCAGCAGTTCTGCTTTGCCTCTGGCTTTCAACCGGGAAATTTCCTGATTATCCATAATGCCCTACTCCGTAAAAAAACATTTTCAGACATTATAGAACAGCCTTAGTTTATTTGCAAGCTTTTCCTTATGCCGAAAATCAGCGTTGCAAAACTCCTGTGGCAAAGTTTCCGCCCCAAAATTCCGCCGTCGGAACGCCGCAGCCCCCAAAAGTGCGGCAGCCTCAAAAGTGCGGCAGATTCAAAAGTGCGGCAGCCGCACTCAGCCGACATGCTTTCTGACTGCCGCGCGCCCCGCCTCGGCCTATTTCTCGGGTTTATACCGTTCCTTCAGCATCCGCCCGGCCTTGCCCAGCATATTCCCGACCGCATCAAACAGTTGTTTTCCGCCGCTGCCGGTTTTTGCAGGAGTCAGGTCAAGCAGTTTCGTCACCTTGTCCAGCCAGACAATGTAAAAATTATGCAATAGCTGCTCGCTATCCCGCTCGACCGTCAGCCGGCCGCCGATGGCGTCCATAAAACGCTGCACGAACATTTCTTCCACGCCGGCTTCAATTGCCGCTTCCGGCGTAGAAAACCGTCGCGGCAGTTCCGGCATGACCCGTTCGCCACGTTTATAGACAAGCATGTACCCGCCTTTGTAGTTCACCGGTTCGTAGCGGTGCAGAAGCTCCTTGCGGTAATTGTCCATCAGGCGGTAATAAGCCCGCTTTGCCAGCATATTGCCGTTCAAATCCGGGCTCTTCAAAATCTGGCTCAGATAATGGAACGTTTCATGCACAATCGTTTCCGCATCGGCCGTTTCAAACAGGTACAATGTCTTGTCCGCCGCGTCAAAAGCCCCTTTCGCCAAGACATCAAGCGTCGACTTCAGCCTTTTTTGCGGCGTCGGTGCTGCCGTTTCGTCGTCGGGCACAGAACGCATAAAATCAGGCTTAAACGCTATGTCTTTGTCGAAATTGCTTGCGATTTTCTCCAAATCGGCATACGTCAGGCGCGTTCTGTCGGTCGGAGGCGGCAGGTTCTTCTCGTCCCAATACGAAAACGACCGCTGCCAGTCGCTGTAGTCCTGTCGGCGCAGCATCGCCCGCACGTCGATATTGCCCTGCGATGTAACGCCGCCCCACGGAAACGGCGCCGCTACCGCATATCCCGAACTCATCCGCGCCCGCGTCAGGATTTCCGAATTCATCGCCTCGCGCAGGTTTTGCAAAGCTGAATACGCAAAATCGCCGATTTGCCGCTCGTCCGGATCCAGCTGCGCGCTGCCGTAACGTTCGTTGAGTTTTTCGTACAAACGGTCGAAATCAATCTCCCTGTACGTCAGGATTTCCGGTTTGTTCCCGTCGGCTCGCGCCTCAGAAGCCGTTGTTCCGACTGCATCATCTCCGACTCTCGCCTCAGAAGCCGTTGTTCCGACTGCATCATCTCCGACTCTCGCCTCAGAAGCCGTTGTTCCGACTGCATCACCTCCGGCTCGCGCCTCAGAAACCGTTGTTCCGACTGCATCACCTCCGGCTCTTGCTCCTGAAACCGCCGTTTCAGCCGTATCCGCGCGAGCTTGCTGTCCGGCCGCGGATTTCGCCTCGCTCCGGTAAAGTCCCAGCAGCGGCAGGGGAACCTCCCGCTCAACCAGATAATCGCGCTGCTTTTCCCCCGGCAGGTATTTGCCGAGAAACGCCGTCAGCTCCTTGTTAAACACCGGGGCAATTTCCTTTCGCGCCATATGGATGTGGCGGTCCATAAAATTGCGCCGCTGCGTCGGCGTCAGCGCCGGATCGAACCCTTCCCGCATCTGAATGGCAAATGCAGCTCCCCTCAGCAGCAGGTCTTTCAGATTGGCGTAGTCGAACTGCCGCGGATCAATCTCCAAAACGTCGGCATTGCTGGTTTTGTCATGATAAAAATGATACCCTTCGTCATTTGCCAGCTCCTCAAACCTGACCATAACGTCTTCCATATCGGGATAGTTGCGGTAAAGCTCCTGATGTTCCAGCAAGTCGCCGAGCCGGACTTCCTTCCTCTCCAGCAGCAGCTGCCGTTCTTCCCAATACCGGCGCAGGCTTTCGTCTCCGACCTCGTAATGTTCGGCAATATAGGCGTTTGCCGCCCGAATGTCGCGTTGTTCCGCCTTGCGTGCAAATTCGGTTTCCCGGTGCAGGCGGTAAATCCGGTGAACTTTGTCCAGCATTTCGGCAATCTGCACCTTCTGTGCCGGCAGCAGATAGCGGTATTTCTCCTGATTGAAAAACAGGTCGCTCATCAGCCGGGGCGTATGCGCTTCCCGATAAAAATCAGGACGATACGCCATATTGCGGTACGGTTTGTGATAATCGCCCTGCGCCGCCAGATAGGTACGGTACGCCAGCTCTTTGTTCAAATCCATATAAAGTTCCGGCCCTTCGGGTATTCCCATCCGCTGCGCCGCTTTGCGCCGTTTGAGAACGCGTTCCAGCAGTTCCTCCCCCACTTCCGCCTGATATTCAAACAGTTCCGGCGTTGCCGCTTCGTGCACGTCCAGAAACTCCCGCAGCGTCTGAAAATTTTTCTCGACGCTCGTATCGTCTTTCCATATCTTTTCCAAAAATTCCAGATACTTCGTTTCCTCAAGCGTCGAGCGGATAACCTTCATCTGTTCCTTGGTATAAAACCGGTCGACTGCAGGGAAATTGTCATTGGAAGCAGTCTTCCTGAGCCACGGGGAACGCCTGCTTTTCGCCAGTTCTTCCGCTTTGCGCCGCTGCTCGGTCAGATAGTCGTCATACGAAATAACCTCTCCTGTGCTCTTGCGCAAATCGTCCTCGATTTCCTTGCGTGAAACGTCTTCCAGCCGCAAGTCCCAGAATAAATCCCCCTTGTCGTCCTCCTTGACCGTCATTCGGCTGTTTATCAGCTCGCCATCAATCATCACCGGAAAATACGCCTTGTAAGAGTTTTTTTCTCCCGCCGTCACAGAATTCGAACCGTGCGGCGCTTTCTTAACGTTAAAAACCGCCGTTCCCAGCAACATGGGCAGATAAGGAATTAAAAGTTCCCGGCTGCCATTCCAGATATGTCTGTCCTCAACCGGAAGATTTTTGATTTCCACTTCTCTCCCCAGCGACGGATTATATATTTTCCGCCCCTGATACGAAACGAGCAGTTTTTCCATTTTCGCCTTAAAATCAGAGTCATTTCTCGCCTGATATCTATCGGCACTGACATTCAGCAGTACTTCGCCTGATGCGCTCTTGACATTTTCTCCGGCAGCCTCTACATTATCAAAAAACGGCGTACCGTTTTCCTCCCTATCCGACACCTGGGCATCTACCCTTGACCGCCTGGGGGAGGTTTTCGGTACATTATAGCCGTTTTCCTCCCTATCCGACACCCGGATTTGTAGCCGGGACCGCCTGGGGGAGGTTTTTTGTATATAGCTGCCGTTTTCTGCACTCTGCACTTCTCCGTTTCGGTTAGCCGCCGGGCCGTTTTCCCCGCCGTCGGGAATAACCAGTTCGCCTCGGTCAATCAAAACTTCTTTAAGGCTTTTGTCTTTCAGATAGATAGGCATCCGGCTCCAGTCCTGCTTATCGCGCAATTCCTCTTCCCTCAGCCCGTATCCGTCAGACAGGGCATAAAGCCTCGAATCGGCAAGTGCCCTCTGGGCTTTGACTTCCGCCTCAAAATCTCCTTCCAGATCCCGAAACTCAAAATACCCGCTGCGGTTAAGACCGACCGCCATATTGCGCTGGTAATGCTTGTCTAAGAAGTCGATAAAATCGCTGTACAGATAATTGTAAAGCTCTTTAATAATTGCCTTATCCTGAAAAATCAGCCGTTCATAACTTCTGAGCCCGAGAATATCATGCCCTTCCATTTCCTCCAGTTTCCGGATATACGTCTGCCAGTACCGCTTGGGAAGGTCGTCAGCCTTAACGTCGGTGTGTATTTTCAGCTTAGCGCCGGAATCATTGATTTCAAAACGCCACCGTCCGTCCCCGCCGCGATACCATCCGGTTCTTGACCAGATAAGCCGCGGGCTGTAATCCTGCTGTTCCAGTTTATATGCCTCCGCCAGTTTTTTGAAATCGGCAAATTTGGCTTCGACCCCGCCGAACTGAAACATCACCGCCGCTTCGGGCGACAGTCGTTTCTGAAACTCCTGATACGCCAGTTGCTTATATTCCGGTATCTGCCCCGCAAAAAGGGAAGCCGGAGAAAATCCGCCGTCAATCTCGTACAGTGCCATCATATTGGCTTGCATCATGCCGGCGGCAATTCTCGCTTTCCCTGTGTCTCCGGTAGCTTTAAGCGAACGTTTGTATACTTCGTCAAACAAACGGCGAAACCCCTTGACATCTTGGCGTACCTGCGCCAGGCTTCTGTTTTGCCGCTTTGCCGCCACCGTCGCATTCTCCGCATCAGCCCCGCTCTCTGCAGTTGCTGCCGTACTCTTACCCGCCGTTGCTGCCCCTGTTTCGGACATTAACACCGCAGCCGGCCCGCCTTCGGGCATTGTCGCCGCATCGGCACCGCCCTGTGCAATAGTTTCCCCTTCGCTCATCCGCTGCAAATTCCGCTCCAGAACGTAGTTCAAAACCTTTCCGAAAGCATCAGGTTTGCTCTTTAGCAGTTCCATCATATTGTTTTTGTAAAGCTCGATTTCCTCCGCCGTCACACCGCGCAGCAGCATTCTCTGCCGGGCGTCCTCATATGTCTTGCGCGCATAATAAACGCTTCCGTCGGCAGCCATCAGCGCCGAAGAACCTGCAATTGCCCCCAGTGCGCTTTCAATCAGCCCTTCAAACAAATCCTGCGTATCGTCAATGCCGACCTTGCGCACAAGGTTTTCCGCCATCATCTGCTGCAAGACTTCCGTTCCTGCCTCGCGCAGCGGCGCCCCTGCAATTTCACGTGCAATCATTTTGGAGGTTATCCGCGCGTCTTTTTCTATCTGTTTCGGTAACGGGCTGAAAAGCTTGTCAATCGCAAAAGTTGTGCCGCCGGAAATGAGCGCCAGCGTATTGGCAGTGTCAATATCCCCGTCCTTGGCGTAGGATTCCTTAAAGATTTCTCCGGCGCCGCCCCCGGCAAACAAACCGTAAGTCGGCCCCGAGCCGATAAATTTGGCCATGGTTCCCATTGCCAGAACCTGTGACGATCCCTGTCCCAGAACATTTGCCAGTTTCGACCAGTTCGGATCTGCACTGTAAGCTTCCGCTGCCGGTGCCAGTAATTCCGAATTTTCGATTTTGCCGGCATATTCGCCCAGTTTGTCGCCGATGTTTTTAAAAATTTTCCCCGTTTCCGGCACCAGAAGCCCGGCACCCGCCGTAACCGCCGCCGTACCGGCATTCTGGCTTTCAAGATTGGCGCCGAACATCGACAGGACATTCCCTGCCGTCCGCAACGTATTCGCGCCCAAACCTCTTGCCCCGGCTTTTAAAAGCTCCCGGCCGAACGCCCCTGCTTCAAATGTGCCGAACTTCCCTTCGTCATACGCCCACTTATACTCTGCAGCCTGTGCCCCGAAATTCTCCAGCAACGCCCAGTAGTTGCGCAAATCGGCAGCCTGTCGCAGCCATTTTCCCGCAATCTGAAAGCTCGTCAGCGGCGCATCTTCGTCAACCGTTTCCGCTGAAAAAGCCGGAAAATTCAGGTTCTGCTCCTCCTCAAGGTAAGCAAACGGCGCCCGTCCGCCTTCCTCAAATTCTTCCTGTTTCCTGCCGCGCGCCATAACGCCGGTATAAACCGGTTCCGCCGCAGTATCTTCTGCGTTCATATCCGCAGTCCCGCCATCCGGCAGCAATGTCATTGCCATCTCCGTAACGCCCGCACCATCCACAGATACCGGCGTCATCATCGTTCCGTCCGCAACACCATACGCCGGCACTGGCGTCATCATCGTTCCGTCCGCAGCACCATACGCCGGCACTGGCGTCATCATCGTCTCACCCACGGCACTGCCTTCCGGTACCGGCGTCATCATTGCCCCGCTGTCCGCAATTCCGGAAATTTCCTTCCCGTCCGCATCGTATTTCATCGCCAAATTCCTCAAGTTGTCCATTGCCCTATCCTTTCATCGCCGTCAATTGTTTCAGCCTTTCATCACGGCAAGCCGCCCCTTGAAATAAAACCGGTCTCCCAGCGCCAGCCCCGCCTGCATTACCTCGTCATAAGTTTCAAACTGCGGATAAGAAAGCTCGCGTTTCTGTTCTTCCGTTGCAATCCGGCGCATAACCGCCGTTTTGTCCTCGGCATAAGGTGCTTCTTTTGCAAAACGCTCCCAAATGCGCCTTTCGCCGCTGCCTGAATAGCTGCTCTTCAGGGTTCTCCGCAGCTCGCCGAAAGACGGAGCGTCGCCCGGTGTTTCTTTGAGGTTCAGCTCCGCCGCCGTTTCCGCCAGCGCCTGCCTGCCGATTTTTTTTGCCGCCGCAGGTGTCATCTGCCCGCCCTGCGCTGTAAATTCTTCGGCCAGCGCCGTCTTTCTGCCGTAGTAGTTCTGATAAATGTCAAACGCCAGTTTCGCCTTGTGTTCCATCAGCTCGCGCCCGTACGGGGTATACTGTTCCGCCCCGGCGGGGATATCGCGCATAAAGGCTCTGTCCGCCAGTTCGTCAACCGCTCTGTCAAAAATAAGTTCGGACGCGTTTCCGCCCTGCTGCGCCGCCACCAGCTGGTTTTGCAGTGCCGCCGTTTCTTCCAGACCGAGTTCGTTATGCCGGTAAGCGCTGATAAGGCTGTTTCCCGCATCGCGCACTTCTTCGGCGCTGAGGCTTTCCCCTCCGTTCATTTTCCGCACCAGCCGGTAAGCGTCGGCAAGCGGTGCCGGAGAGCGGTCTTCGCCGTCTCCCCACAGCATTTCGGGATTGGTATCGGCGGAAAGCACATAATATTGCGCCGGAGAAATTTCCCCCCTTTCCCGTTTCTGCCACAATGACTGGGCGTCGCCGTACGCTGCCAGATAAGAACGCTGCCGTTCGCGCTCCTGCTGCCGTTTAGCCCCTTCTTCGTTTAAGCGCCGCGTTTCCGCAATCCGCGCCTTAATGCCGTCGCTGTCGCCGGGAAAATACCTGTCCGCGGCAGCTTCCGCCGTTTCCGGAGAATTCAGCGCCAAATTGAGAATTCCGGTTTTAAGATAGCCGTCGCGGTAAAACTGCTTGTCCTCGGGCGTAAGAAACGGTGTCCGCTCAATTTCACCGGTTCCCATCTCCAGCAGCTTTTCCGCCTGCACCGGCTCTGCCGTTTCTGCCAAAAGGTTCTGATTGTCCGCCAGCATCGACCGCAGGCTGTTACGGCCAAAATCCGCCTGTTTCATTGCCGCAATTTTTGCCGTATCGGCACGATTTGCTTCAAGTATCTTGTCGCCGTGTTCCTGCCAGAAAGCCTTGCCGGAATTTTCGCTGCCAAACTGCGCCGGCAGGCTTTTCTCCGCCGTTGTTGCAATTTCCCTCAGCTGCTCTGGCGTTTCTGCCGCCTCCATCGCCTGACGGGAAGCCCTTAGTGATGCCGCCGCTTCCATCGCCTGCCGCTGCTTTTCCGTTTCCAGGCGTTCCTCAGCCATTTTTTTGCCGGCGTCAACCAAAAGCCCCGCCGTTTCCAAACCGCCGTTTCCCGCCACAAAACGTTTTCCCGGAACCGTCAAAGTCGTTTGCAGTCCTCTCTGCGCCATCACGCCCGCCAGCCCCATCGGGGCAATTTTCTGTCTGTTTGCCATTGTCTTCCTCCGCTCTGCCCTAAAAACTACCCGAAAAGCCCGCCAAGCGACGATGTCAAGCCGCCCAGCATGCTGTTCATAAACTTGTTTTTACCAGCTTTTTTGTGCTGGCGCGCCTGTTCCTCCGCCAGCCGCGCCTGATAAAGATAGTTTTCCGCCTCGCTTTCGACCCGGTAACGCTCGTTAAGGATATTCTGTTCCAAAGCTGCCGAAGTCGTTGCCAGCGCCGTCGTTGTCGTCGGGCTTTCGCCCATGCCCGCTTCGCCCGCCGCCGCGGCTGCCGATGCCACTGCCGCCCGTTTCTGGCTGCGCATCATATCCTCGTTCAACGAACCGTTCAGCCGCACCCTTGCCGCGTTTTTGCGGTAAATCGCCGCGTTGTTCAGCGCCAGCTTTGCCTGAACCTTGGCCTCGTATTCTTCCTGTTTGCCTTTCAAAAAGCCGGAAGCAAAGTTGATTCCGGCCGCAATCAATGCCGCTTGTGCCACCATTGTTTTTCTGCCCTTTCAAAAATCTGATAATCTTCACCGTTAAAAAAATTTTCCAATATCCCGGCCGGGGAAAATCCCAGCATGCCGGCCAGCCGCGCCCCTGCCGCAAAGCCGCGGCGCACCGTCATCGTAACGCGCCGTACCCCGAGCCGGACCGCCTGCCGCGGAATATACCGGCGGAAATAGCGTACCGCCTCAATCAGCTTTCGCCCCGCGTCGATTCCGACCAGCGCGAAACATTCCGCTTCCCTGCCTGTCGTAATGCCGCCGCCTTCAATCCGAAAGCCGAAAACCGCCAATACCCTGCCGCCGTTTCCGTCCCACTGCCTTCCCGCCGGTTTGCCGTCACCCGCCGCAGCGCCGCCGTTCCCGGACGCATCGTATTCCGCAGCGCCCATATTCCCGGACTTTTCACCTGCCGCAGCGCCCATATTCCCGGACTCTTCGCCTGCCGCAGAGCCGTCATTCCCTTTTTCCACCAACGCGAAAGCCGGAATGCGTTCAAATTCCGCCGCCCACGTTGCCGCTTCCGCCTGCTGCTCAGGCTGCACCCGGACTTTAAACGCGTCTCCCGCCCGATATTTTCGTATCATAAACTACTCCCTGCTGCTATTGCCGAACCGCTCCGTTCAATGCCGAACCGCTCCGTTCAATGCCAAGCTGCTCCCTTCAATGCCGAACCGCACCGCCCCAAACCGCTCGCCGCTCTATTCGTCCACGTCCATATACGGCACAATCGCCAGAATATTCATCGGCAGCGGCGAAGAATTCTGAATCATCAGCGTCGCCGCCGCTTCCTTTTTCGTCGTCGCTCCGTTAAACAAAACTTCCTTGTTGCCTGTAAACAGTTCCTGCGCCTCGTTCATTGCCGCATCGGCCTGCCGGTAGAGGATATCCGTCAGCGTATCCTCGTCCTCGCCGATCTGCCCGCCGCCGGAAAGATACAGCATCAGCAGCACATGGTTGATGCGCTGTTTCTGACCGATGCCGCTTCCGTAATCGTTCGGGATATAGATATTCTGCGGCATAAACTGGCTCGTAATCGGCAGCCCTGCCGCCACATGACGGTACGTCGGCAGAATTTTGATTTTTCCGTCCTGCACGACCTGCGGTTCCAGAACCGTCCCGTCGGCATACACCGCCACTTTAAGCCCTTCCAGATGTTCCAGCCCGGACATTTCCTCCTGCATGTCCAGTTCATTCTGCTCATACACCACAGCCCCGTCCAGATACAACGCTTCCTGGCGGACATATTCTTTCTCCAGCGTTTCCCTCTCGGCCAGGCTTGCCGCGCCGTAAACGCTCGACGGCCAGTACTGCGGAATACCGTTGTCCATCCATTCCACGGTTCTGTAGTTGGCATTGTTGACTGTGCGCTTGATTTCGAGCCACAGTTCGTCGCGGCAGTCTTCAAAATTCGGAATAACCGCCAGGCTTTCCGCCGCGCCGGACAAATCGTGCCGCGACAGTGCCGAAACTTCCTGTTCCGCCGAAAAAGTAAGCGCGGTCAGGCTCCCGTCGCCAACCATGCACCACAACACTTTGTCGGGAACTTCCTGATATGCCATGCCGGTAATTCTCGATTGGAACAGATGTTTCCCCAAAAGGGAAATGTCCATTTCGTCATACCCGTCGTTATAGTAATTGTACGTCAAATCGCGCAGGCTCAGCCCGTACCTGTCGACGAAAATAACGTGCGACCCGACCGAAAGCGGCATAATCGCCTTGCTCCCGACCCGCGAAATCTGCGAAATCTTTACATTGTCCGAAGCCAGCGGCGACGCCGACGACACCACGTCGACATAAAATTCCGACGCCCCCGTGCCGACAAACAAAACGTCCCGGGCATAAATCCATTTCCCCTCGTTAAATTCGGTATTGAGCACCGGCACCGTAATCGCCGTTTCCGCCGTTGCCTCGCCGCATTCCATATCGGCAAAGTTGTTATAGTCGCCCGAATACGACAGGCAGACGTTCGGCCCGGTTTCGGTATTGACCAGAAACGCAAACCTGTTGCGGAAAAAAGCGCCGGATTTCGGATATTTCGAAGCTTTGTGCAGCATGCCGAGTTCCCAGCATACCGTGCCGGACTTAATGGCGTCCGGCAGGCGCGTTACCGTCGTCCCCTTTACATGCTGTTTGTCGACAACCTCCGTAATCTTGACAATTCCCGACCCGTCGTGCAGATATTCCCACAAAACGCCGCCGTCGGAACGCGTCCCTTCGCTGTGCACCGGTTTGATGCTTCCGGTCTCGTCTCCAGTGATGGCTTGGTAATACTTATTGTCTGATACGCATATAGTCCCCTGAAATCCGATTTTTCCCGCCTGCCAGGGGGTCGTGTCGTCGTCAAAAATTCTCAGCCGCACCAACCTGCCCACATCCGTCTTGCTGAAAACGTCGCCGGTTGCCGTAAGTTGAACCTCCCCTTCCAACTCGTCGGTCGCAATGCTGATGTCCGTCGTGTTCATGCTCAGAAACGGACCGTTTCTAATCTCCAGCTCTTCCAATACCCATGTGGTATTTGAATAGCGTTTCAGCACCATCAGCGGAAAATCCTCGTTAAAAATATACAGAATGTCCGAATGCTGGATAGTCTGAATTTTGCAGCATTGTTCTTCGTTGTCCCACAAATCGCTGTATGCGTACGGAGACGCAATCTCCAGCACCGGAAATACCTTCTCGACAATGTCGTCGGGAATTCCGCCCGTCGTGCCGCTTTCGCCGCTCATCGTCGTCTTTGACATATCGCGCACCAGTTTTCCCTGCGCGTACATGCGGATTTTCTTGTGGCTGAATTCAATCACATACGCCACCCTGTGGCTGTATTTAAACGGAAATAAAAAACTTCTTGCGTTAACCATTGTTTCTCCCCTTAATTTCTAACCTGCCGCCGACGCCGCCACGATAACACACGCTCCCGCACACCTCCTCTGCGTCGCCGTGCCGCCACTCCCTGTGCTAACCATTGTTTCTCCCCCTCAATTCCCAGACCAGTTCTTCCCCGCGATAAACGCTGAGGATGTTCCGTTCCGCTTTGCCCGTATACGCATCATAAAAGAAACCGTAATTTTCCTGCGTTTCATCTTTCTGCCAGCCGTTTTCCTCTATAAACTCGGCATCAACGCTCAAAACCAGCGTATCATCGGCATCATAATAGTTTCCCTGATTCATTTCGCCCTTTGTTTCAACCAAACGCGTATGCACGACAGCCCCGTCCTGCAGCGCTATGCTGTTCAGTTTCTCACTGTCGGTATATTCAAACAGGCTTTCGTCCAAATTCCCCGTCGGAGCCATATCTTCCCGGGCAAACACAACCGGCAGAAAACCGTTGCTGAATTTAATGTAAAAGCACCGTTCCTCCCTGTCGCTGCGCCCGACCGCCGTACAGGCTGCCAGCCCGACGACGTCGCCCCAGTCGCCATAGTCGTATTCTTTTTCCTTGACCAGCTCGATTGTAACCGTTTTGGTCATATCGGCAATAATCGTCCCCTCCTGCGTGATGTAGTTTTCTTTTGCCACCCTGTAAAAAACTTCGCCGTTTTTGTTAATGCGCAGGCTCCGCCGTTCATAACCGTTGAGTTCGACCACGGCATCCGCCGGCACCGTTTCCACCGTCAGCTCGCACATAATGCCTTTTGCTACCAGCCTGACCGCAAGTTCCTCGTCCGCATCCGCCGTCAGCGTATCGACAACCGTAACGTACCCCTCGCAGCTCACCCGGTACGAAACCTCGTCGCCGCGCGCCAGATAAACTTCCCGGCGTTTGACGCCGTTGATATAAACTTCTGCTTCTTCCGGATCGGGCACGATTTTAAACAAAATGCTGTCCCCTTCCGGAGTTGCCGCCACAAAACGCGTTCCGCCGCGCCGTTTCAGGCTGCCTTCTGCCAGCGGAATAAAATTGCGGCAGAGCTTTGCCGTCTTGTCATATTTCGCAATGTCGGTGCGCCCCTCCAGCCACGGGCTCAATTCCCCGCCGTTAAACTGCACTTTCGCCGGTTTTATACTCATCTGCATTTCCCCTTATCATCTTGAATGTTTCTTACCAAAAAATGACCTTTCCGCCATCTCTCTCTTTCCCCTCTTCCCGCCTCTCACCATTTCCACTCTGCCCGCCATCTCTCCATTTCCCCTCTGCCCGCATCTCACCATTTCTCCTCGGCCCGCCTCCCGCTATTCCGACTCTCCAACCCATTTCTCCCGTTTCTCTCTTCTCCCGCATTTTCCCATAAAAAAAGCGCGCCCTCCGGCACGCCCGTATTTTTTTGCAGAATTTTTCCGCCTTTCGCCCCAAAGCAGCCCCAGCGCCGCTCCTATGCGTATCCTCTCTCCAAAGCCGCTCCTGTACGCCGCCTCACAACAGCCCCGCGATTAAAAAGGGTATCCCGCAAACCCCGCTGTACAGCCATATAAAGAACAACGTCCGCCGAACCGCCCCGATGCACGTTCCGGCAGCATCCGCCGCCAGCCGCCCCGAGCAGCGAAAATACATCAGCGCCGCCAAAACATACGCTACCGCATAAAACGGCAGAATATCCCGATAAACGCCTCCCAGTATCAGCCATGACCCCGCCGCGGAAAACACGGCCGCCCCCGCCAGCCAGAGCACTGCCCGCAGTATCAGCCGCAGCCGTTGTCTTTTCCGCAACAGCGGCTCTCCCTGCGCGCCTTGCGATATAACCGCAGTTTCCTTTATGCTTTTACCCATATCCTGAATTCCCCCTAAATTGAACCGGCTGCAAACCAAAACAGCAGCGCGCCGCACCACAGCAGAAAACACAGCGCCGTCGTCATACAATATTTCCACCGCGCCTGCCTGCGCACCATCAGCACATAAAAGCGTCCTGCGCTGAATGCCGTCAGAACCGCCGCCAGCCCGAAGAGAAACAGAAAGATCAGATAAATCGTCATACCAAAACCGGGCATCCGCAAAACGGCTTTTTCTTCCGTTGTTATGGTATCATCCCACTCGTATTCATGCACATCCTTCAATATATCCATAGACGCCAGCCACGCCAGAACCAAACAAAACACGACAGCTCCGGCGATTTTTAACATCAGGGTTCCGTTCACCTTCCGCAACTTGCCCTTTTCCGTCTTCTCCCTCTCGGGCATCTGGGCAGCCGCGCCGGTTTCGCCCTGCCCGCAATTTGCCGCCCTGCCCGTCTTCCGTTCAGGAACAGGCTTCCCGTTCTCTTCTCGCTCATCTCTTACGGAAATTTTCAATTTTGTTCATCCTTCGCTTATAGTCAAGATACTCCTGCACCTTATGCCTTTTCTCTGTATTTGCATCATATCCCCGAGACATTCTTATTCCTTGATAATCAATATCCGTCCATAAGTCTGCGGGTACACTCCGCAAATAGTCCGAGTATAATCAGTTATATCTTGCTCAAGTTTATATTTTGCTCATTAGACATGTCAAGCGCTTTCTTATCTTCAAGCGGCTTCACCCCATAAATATTTTTTTAACATAATCATCTTCTCCCGCAAAAAAAATCTATATTTCATAAACTAACTTCTTAACAATATACTTTTTTGCCAGAGCCTTTCCGGCTCCGGTTTAAATTGGCCACACCATATCATCTCTCCCCAAATAAGTTTACATTCCATTATTTTCCGCCGCCCCGTCAATCGCCCCAGACCTCACGCGCCGGAACCGGACAGCCGCCCCGTCAATCGCCCCAGACCTCACACGCCGGAACCGGACAGCCGCCCCGTCAATCGCCCCAGGCCTCAAGCGCCGAAACCGGACAGCCGTCCCGTTAATCGCACCAGGCCTCGCGAACCAGAACCCAGCTGTTGTCGGGAATAAGTTCCGCGTCTTTGGCTATCTCGTTGTTGAGCTGCGCCTGCCGTACCAGCGTCAGAAATTCGTTCTCCAGCGCCTGTTTGAGGTTAAGCGAATGTTTGATGCGCATTGCCAGTTCCGCCGCCACTTTCGCGGCTGCCGCCTCCCTGAACAAAGGGGGAAACGCCGCATCGTCCCCGACCGCGCGGACATACTCAATTTCCACTCCGTCTTTCAGCGGGCTGACAATACAGTTGTCTGCCAGTTCGTATCCCTGCATCGCATAAGGGCGCGCCTCGGTCAAATCTCTAGCTCCCTGCCCGAAAACCTTAAGCAGCAGCAGACAGTCCGCCGGCAGCGGATACATAAACCTGTCGCCATACGTTTTTTCGCTCCGCGCCAGACGCTTGACCCCTACCGCAAACCGCCACGGATATGACGACAGCAGCAGGTTTTTGACATCTTCATAAATCGTTTCGTATGATTTGCCGAACGCCGCATCGTTTAAAGACGACACCGGCGGCTCGCCGAGTTTCAGCAGCGCCCGGTTGATAATTTCCACTTTTGACATTTTTCCTCCATATTGTTTGCACCACATTGTTCGCGCCATATTATCCGCATTGAACCATATTACCCGTACTGCCCAGTTCGCACCGTAATCGGGCAGACGTTTCCGCCTGCCCTTCGGACTATGGATTGGCCTGATAATAAATTGCATAATAATACCGCACCCGCGCCGCCGTACCGCCCCAAACGGCCGGTACCACATCACCGTGCCGTAATGCCCGGACAGACGGTACCACATCTCCGCGCCGCCCCGGACGGCTGGTTCTCGCGCTGCCGGTACGTCTCCGTTCGGGTTAGCGCGCCAGATAGCCGAGCGTCACGCGGATGCTGCCGCTGTTGCCGGTTGCCGAAGCCACCGCCGCGGTAACAAAGTCCTTCACGTCGGCCGGAAGCGTTGCCGTCGCCATCAGTTCGCCGTCGGCAAAGCTCTTTTCCGCATCAATCGTCATCGTCAGCAAATCGGCAAACGACCCGTTTTCGGTATCGCCGTGCTTAACCGTAATCGTCACTGCCGCGGTTGTTGCCACATCGCCGACCGCAAACGCGTTGACGCAAAGCGCCCCCTGCGTGGAACCGGCTGCCACCGCATCGCCCGCCGCAATCGCCGCCTGATTCAGGGCACCGCTTGCCAAGTCTTCGCCATAAACTTTCAAAATATTATTCAACATCAATCATTCTCCTGTAAGATTTAAACTCATATATGCGGCACACTGCTTCCCACCGGCAGGCTCCTCCCGGCCGGCAGCAGGAAACAGCGCGCCGTCCCCTGAAAGCTACGCCAGCTTAACCGCGTCTTCTTCGCCGTTCTTAAAGTTGTACGACGTGATGAAGCGGATGCCGTTCCAGGCCGCAAAACTGCGGTTGACGTCCATATCGCCCGTCATCGTCTGCAAAACGTTGCCCTTGTATTTGTTGAGCATCGAGAGCACTTTCGGATGGCAGAAAATATAGGTGGAAGCCGGCGTCGCCTTGGCATCGACCAGCATATTGTCAATCTGTTCCGCGGTCGGAATCTTGTCCGCCGAGATATTGACAATCGCCGACACCGCGTCCGGGTTTGCCAGCTGCATGCCGATATAGCCCTTAATGCGCACGCCGTAGCCCAAAAGGCCGTTGGCGTTTTTATAAAGCTGCGCGCCGTTAATCGGGGTTGAATCCAAAATCCCGTGGCGGTTGATGTTTTTCGCCGAATAAAGCCCGGTTACTTCGCCCGGGATAAAACGCACCGCCACCATGGAGTAGCACTTGTCCGCCGCCCCTGCGGAAACGGCCTTGCCGTTGCCGATCGCATACGGGATAAAGTTGTCGTAAATGATTTTCTTTTCCGCGGTCTCGCCGGCATGCTTAAGCAAAATCGGGATTTTTTTGGAAAAATATTCCGAAACGCCGATAACCGCCGCCTTGTCTTCCGGAACGAAAATCTCGCCGCCCAGAATGGACAGGTCGATTTTCTTCAAACTTGAATCGACTTCCATTTCCGGCAGCGGCTGATTAATATCCACAAAACCTGCACCGTCGATTTTGCTGACTTCTTCATACGCGTTCCACAACCCGTGGGTCGACGCTTCAAAACGCATATTGTCCAAAATCGGCGACTCATTGGTCAGATAGTCCACATAATGCTCCTGCTTTTTTGACAAAGCAATCGCCAGTTCCTTTAATGTGCTAGACATAAAAAATTCCTTTCAAAACAAATAAATATCAGTAATCGTTAAACATTTCCCTGAAATATTGCACCATATCCCAGTCGTCGCCGCCGCGGCGCCTGCCGAAGCTGACCGGATTGTCCTCGCAAATTGCTTCGCCGAGCCTGCAAAACGTTTCCATCAGGCGCCGGGTGCCGATGGCGCGCTCGATTTCCTGCACCAGGGCCATATCGTCGCAAAACATGCGCAGCCCCCGTTTCATCAGTTCAAAATTGCGTTGTGCCCTCGTTCCCCAGACGCGTTTCATTTCCTCAAGCTCGCGCTGCGAATTTTCCTGCCAGGTCTGTTCGTCGCGCTCCAGCAGTTCGTCGCGGTGTTTGACATACCAGTCATACAAAGCCTGCGCCGACTGCGGCAGGATATGGTTTTCCAGACACACCTGTTTGAACGCTTCGCCGTCTTCCCTGTCTTCGTCGGCAAAACAGATGTCAAACCCGGTGCAGTCGTGCGGCATTCCCAAACGGGAATACAGCTTGTCAAAGCCTTTTTTATCGCCGTCCTTCGGCAGGGATACTTTGGAAGAATAGGCTCTTTCCAGTTCGCGGTAAGACCTGAGCAGGTCGGCAGGAGTTTTCAAACCCTTTTTGCCGAGATATGCCAGCTCTTCCTCGGACAGTTCCCCCCATCCGGATTGTGCACGCAAAAAGTCTTTTTCGATTTCAGACTTCAAAAAGTTGTCGGAGGTCGTCTGCCCCTCCGGCCTGTTAAAATTTCCCATTTCTTTTTCCCCTGATTAAAGTTAAAAATAAAATTAAAAAAAGAACGGCTCTTTCGAACCGTCCTTTGCCGTCCTGACCTTCTCTCGCCGGGTTTTTTCGTTCAATCCCCCGCCTGCCCCGTTCCGCAGCCGGACGTTCGGTTTTCCTCCCACCGCTTCCCGACCGTCGCTTATTTCACACCCGCTGTCCGCTCTTCCCGATTTTCCGCCACCGCTTCCCGACCGTCGCTCATTTCACACCCGCTGTCCGCTCTGCCCGGTTTTCCGCCCGTCGCGGCCGGCATCGCTACTCGGCAGAATTGGGTTTAACTACCGACCAGTTCATATAACAGGCGCCGCCGTCCGCCGCAGTCCACTTGCCTCCGTGCGCCAGACAGTCTTTTTCGCTTATCAATCCGCCAATACAAACTCCCATATCATAACACCAGTCTTCAATTTCGGACAAACCGCCATTACCGCCGGCAGCCAATCCTCCGGCAAACAATACCGCCGCAACAGTCGGACTCAACGCTTTCTGCCATCCCCCGCACGCCGAAAACAGCAAAAACAGGCTATACGAAAACACTACCGCCGCTGCCAGAAAAAAACACACCGCAACATTGTCGCCTTCCAACAGACTCCATCCTGCGCCGGCAGCAGAAAGCATTACCGATAGTATAAAAAAAATCCCTGCCGCCGTTTTGCCTGCGGCTCGCAAAAAACGCCACGCCGTTTTCATCATTTGTCCTTTCGCAAACCATACGTTTTTATTTTTTCTTTATATCACATTAAATCTGAAAAGAAAATAAAATTATTTGATTTTATGTTTCTTTAAAACATCGCATGCCCCCCTCTCCCGATACATCAGCCCATAGCCTGAACCGTAGAGATTATTTTCCATATCTTTGACACTGTCGCCTATAACACCCCCAATTCCTCCATACATTTTACGCAGCTTTCCGTTACTCAACTTACGATATAAATCCTTTCCCTCTTTCAAAGCAGCTCCAGCCAACACTGTTGATGCAGAAAATACGCCTCCCTGAGCGCCAACACAACTAACATACTGGTGCTTATTTTCATCAGACATTTTTATCGGTGTTAATCTTTCCGCTTCATAATATGCATGTTTCACCGTTTCAGGAAGAAGATTAACAGATTTCTTCGCTGCTAAATTGAAAACTTGTCTTGCCTCGTCAGCTGTTTTATCAAAAATGCGGGATAAATCATAAATATTTGCTTTTCACTGGCACAAAAATTTACCTCTGTTCATCTCTCCAGTAACTTCATCTTCATATTTTTTAACCGCCTGATATTCAAACCAGTCAGCTTCATCCATATCATCTTCATCC